ATAACCTTTTTAATGTCGGGAGTGAACACTTTTGAAAAAGTCTCTATATTAACAGAGCCTTCTAATTCAAATAAATTTTGAGAAAACAATGTCATAGTGCTATTGTCCAATAACCTGGTAGATATTTTGATGAAACAACTGGTGCCCAGTATCCCTCGTTCCACGTGTATATTCTATTAGAAGTTTGATTAAGTACATACTGAGTTGTATGCTCGTTTGCTACTGCGTTCCATGATACAGTCCATTCGGTACCATTAAACGCAATTATATCATTTGTAGTACCTCTACTGTAAAAGTTAACGGGAGCAAACTCGCTGTTGTCTGCAGTAAGATTGCTGTTGAGAGGGTCGACTGCGTTTGTTATTTGTATGGTTGTGTTGCTTACACTTAATACTGTAGAGTTTGGTGGTATGCCTACGTTGCCGCTTACAACTAACTGGCCGGCTTCAATTGCATTATTAAACCTATTTAACTGTATAAAAGTATTGCCAGCTGTCCAAATACCAGGTTGGACAGCTACAGGAGTTGAGCTGGCAATTGAGACATTACCCCAAGCAGCACTTACTGCAGGTATGCTTTCTGTTAACAAGTATCGCTGCCCAACTGATGCAGATGGTAAGTTAATCCCTGGACCACTAGCAGTAGGATCAATAATAGCATTAATAGGTGCAATTGTTACCACTGGCAAGCTTTGTGGGTCGGGTGTCCAATACAATATATTTTGATTAATACTGTCAATTTCTATCCACCCTACTATATCTGTGTTTGTTTGCGTAAGGTCGTTTACTGTTTTTAAACGTATTTGGCTGGCATTTGCACCATATTGACTGTAGGGTTTAACAGTCCCATATAAAGTCAAGAATCGCCACCATGCTAGATTGCCGCCTGGATATGTTGTAGCAACAAGGCCTAGTGCCGATAGACTACCTGGCACAATATCGGCAAACGTATTGTTGCCTCCTGTTGTATTGATAAATTGAATAGATGTTAAATTGTACACCACACAATTTAACTCAGTACCAACAATACAACTCCTTATGTCGTTTACAGCACTGTTAATATCTGTGTGAGATATGGTAATTTCTATGCCATTCCAAAGAAAAACCATTCCGTGGAATAACGCAGGCAGTTCAGCAGCAAACGTAACAGTTGGTACCATTTCTGGGTCTGCCGTTGATCCGTTTTGTTGACACAAATTAATCGCAAACGTTGAAGCGTTAAACGGCGAAACTAAGATGACAGCATTACCAGGAGTTGTAACAGTTCTAGATAAAAACTCATAATCTGTCCACTCCATTGCATTTGGAGCTTTGGATCCTTGCACTATATTTGTAATTATTTCCTCTATTATATTCTGACGTTGTACTTTTGCAGGAGGGTTAATCCATATAGGAAGCTTGAAATTTATAGTAGCCACATCTATAGGATTGTCTGTACCTACTGGTATGGTGCGGGAACTCCAATTGATGTTGTCCATCATTTCAATATAGGACAACACTGTCCAGTCAATTGGGTTTGTTGATGTTTGAATATTAATGGTTGGATTATACAGTACCATTATTTGTTCAAGTAACTGTTCTTTTATATCTTCGTTATTTGTCCATATGTCCACTTGCATGGTAAGGTCATACGGAACTGGCATATATCGGTCGACGTTATAACGATTGCCGACTTGGTTTGTATACTTGCCGGCCTGCTCGTCATACATGCGCTCGTTTACTTGCACAGACCCTGTAAAGTATGGATCTTGTCTTCTTGTAGGCGACATTGACAGTGCACTGATATAACACGTGACAAACGGCACAGTGAGAACCTTGTTCTCACTGTTACCTCTTACTATGGTAGCAGCAACACGGCTAGGATCACCATATCTACAAGGAACTTTTAATAATTCTTCAGTGTCGTTTGGGCCTCCACGACCTGTCTTGACAGAAAACCCGCTGAATGCTCTGACGAACTGAAGTCTATATTGTCGTAGTTGTGCAGAAAACCAATATTGCATAAAATATACCTTTCTTGTGTATATTTATTGCAATATTGGCTTATTAATTCTACAGATGTTATGCGCCTAGAACTTGCAGCGCTCTATGATATCTTTCCATGCGATTTTCAAGTCCGATGGTGCCACCGTTAATACGCTTTGTAATGGTCATCATGTCTTGATTATCGGCAAATTCATTTAAATTTCTACTATTCCAGTACCAGCATGCGCTGCGTATAGCACCATCTTGCTCGCAAAGCAATTCTGGGTTCTCAATCAATCTTGCATCACCATACAGTGCATTTGAGCAATGGAAATAGTTCTCTTTACCAGTAATTTGTACTAGTCCTCGGCCATGATACTTCCAACCTTCTTGGGTTTCTTCTGGTCCATTTCCCATTCTGCCACCATAAACACGGCTGGCAATTTTTTCTGGTTTACGTTGGTATTCAAGCGCCATCTCATCTGTTGGAAAATAGTGAGGAAACACGCCGCGCAATCCTTTAGCACTGTAGTTTAAGTTTTCTTCAATTTCTCGAAGGTCTCCACTCTCATGTCCCATCTGGGCTAACCATGCTGCAACACGAAGCACAGATGTCACTTGGTAATCAGGTAAAACATCGCAAATTGGTTGATACCACTCACCAATTTTAGGGTTTGGCATGCACGCTGCCAGATGTTCTGGCGTAAAATTAAACTCGAAGCTCATGTCGATCCATCCTTATACTATATCGGGGTCTAGTCTTGGTTTTAGTGCAGTACGAAGATTTTGTTGTTCTGGTACTTGTACACCATTTTGTAGGGTTGTTATTGTTTTGTTATTTATAAAGCTTACAAGTCCTTGACTGGCAGGTAACCATTGATTACGGAAATCAGTTTGCACTCTATACCAGATACTCTTATCATACTGAAACAGTTGTGCAGGCGCCCAATCTGTACGTAAAAAATAATCGCCGTTTAACGGAGCGTCTGGCCAAGTAGTTCCGCAGTTAACTGGTTTGCTGCCGTTAGGGGGTATACCATCGCCTGTCCATATGTCGTTGTCACCAATTATTCTGCTTCCAACTAGATTTGGATTTTGTCCTGGCATGATGTAAAATTGTTGAGTTTGGAAATAATAGAAAGGAACTTCTGCTTGGGCTGCTGCTGCAATTGCATCGCTGATTTGATTTTCGGCATTTCTTGTACTTAGAGCATCTCCGACAGTTGCTATACCTCCATTACCATCAAGAGCAGGTACAGGATCTCCACTAGCATCCAACAACGGTGATTGCATAATATCTCTAAATTCCGAACTGTCGGTTATAGGATTGCATTTTACACGCCACAAATGCGGCCACCAAGTTGGACTGTAACCTTCTGCTGGTTTAGTACCATCTTCTACCACGTAATACCGATTGATAGCAGCATCCGACCCCAACACAGAATCGTCTCGCTGATGCAAAATCTCTATGACGTCGCCGCTCATCAGTTTACGACCAATCATATCTAGCATTTTGTTAAGATGGAATGTAATGAATATAGTGTCGTTACTGAGAAAAAGCCCAAACTGCCTTAGGTCAAATTCGAGATCACCTACTTGGTAATGACCTTTCATGCTGTAGACGTTAGGGTCGTACTTGCGGTCCCTATTCTCCATGTTTAATACGTCTTGTATGGTGGTGGTTGGATCTGGTGCACCTGAAGTACTGATGTCAAGAGGCAGTGTATCATTTGTTCCAGGGTCTTGTTGATAAACACCTATTGTTTTATGAATATAAAACTCAGTACCACCAACACTGTACATTTCGGCAATAACTCTATCAAAAAATTTAAAGTCATTGGTCCTAACTGCTTGACCTTTCCAAAGACTTAATGGTGGCATGTGAATAACCTTGTTCTGTTTGCTTTTATTTAGTGTTAAGGTAGACGCAACCCATAAATAGTTAATATAGGAAGACACACATGGCAACACCGTTAAGACAACAAATTATCGATCAAATGCGACTTATGATGGGTGGCGGAATGGTTGATATCGAGCTTGATCCTGTTCATTATGAAAACGCAATGACCCTTGCATTTGATCGATACCGACAACGTGCAGGCAATAGTTCTGAAGAATCCTACTATTTCCTTCATATTTTATACGAAACAAATCAGTATACACTTCCAGACGAAATCGTTCAGGTGCGCGGAATTTATCGCAGAGGCTTAGGTGAAACACAAGGTGGCACATACTTGGATCCATTCTCGCTTGCCTATACAAATTTATATCTATTACAAGCCGGCGCTGGCGGTGGCTATTCTGCAGGATTGTTAACGTATGAGTTGTTTAACGAATATCTAAAGCAGGCCGGACGCATGTTCGGTGCTTATATTAACTATACCTTTAATCCAGTGACAAAAGTTCTACAGCTTGTTCGCAAACCAACTGGAGGAGAAACAGTTGTTCTTTGGTGTCAACGTATACGTGTTGACGACGAACTACTTCAAGATCCGTTTATTAGACCTTGGATAAGATCATACGCCTTAACTTGGTGTAAAACACAACTTGGCGAGGCCTATAGCAAGTTTAATACCATAGTCGGACCGGGCGGCGGCACAACCTTAAAAGGTGCTGAAATCAAGCAAGAAGCTATAGCAGAGCGCGAAGCTTTGGAGCGAGAACTTGATTTGTATATAGACGAAAGCAGCCCACCGCTTATTGTTATTGGTTGACCTTATACAATTTTTGTGTTATTTTCGCAAAAATTAGCTCACAACGCCGAGGAACAATTATGACAGAGTTAGCAGTATACGTGCTGGTTCGGGACTTGATCAGCATGAATCCAGGAAAAGCGATGGCCCAAGTACACCATGCTGGTGTCCAAATGATGGGAAGATACGCTAGCCATCCGTTGGTTAATGAATACATTGACGCAGGCATGACGTCAGGTGCCAGTTGGTTCAACACCACGTTGGTATTACGTGTAGGGGATGGAATCATCGGAGATATTGTTATGAAACTAACGGGTCTGCCCAATGTACTATGCGGATCGGTAGTTGATCCGAGCTATCCATTTGCAGCTGATTCAGAAATGGCAACCTTGTTAGAACGTGATCCTCGAATTACTCGTGTAAAAACACTTGATAATGGCATGGTGTTGCTTACTCGAGAAGAACTTACATGTGCTTGGTTCTTAGGCGACCGTAACGATCCAAACTTTTGTAATCTATTTTCGGGATTTCCACTTCATCCATAAACTGAAAAAATAGCTTTAATCCCTTCGTCGGTTATGTCTCGGCTACCAATGCCGGCGTATCTGCCGTGGGGAACAGGCGGTTTATCAATTATCTGCCATGTTTCCCACCATTGCATCCATTTGTTAGATATCATATCATAAAAATACAATTCGCACTCTTTAAGAGTTCTATCAGCATACCACCTATCAACGAACATTTGTGCAGCCCAACAAGTCCCTCCTGATATTTTAAGGGCTCCTTTGTCGTCTGGTAAAAGGTTAGCTACTGCATACACACGCTCGCTGTATCTGACTTGAAAGTGATTTCTACGTAACAAATTGTTTACAACAGGATTTTGACTGGGCCACCGCCGACGCATGCTTTTGGCCGCAGTTTCGACATATAGATTGGCTTCGTTAAGTTCTGCTGTTGTAAGCTTTTTACTATGTGTGTCGTCAACTGGTCGATACCCTTGAAACGTAAAATGTATCAATTCCTGACCGGCGTTTACT